TAGTTTCACTGTTGGGTGGGGGTGATTCTGTAAAAAATTTTTAGTAAAGGAAGGTGCAGATGTTTTCTCAGTTTTATCGTAGTCTAGTTTTAGTTTATCAAAGACTTGTGCAATCGATCGGGCAGCCCATATTTGAGTGTCTACTCCTGTTTCTTTTTTCACTCGGTGTAGCAGTGATTCTTCTTTTTGGGTTAGTTCTTTTTTTAATTGATTGGCTGCTGTCACGTCTACCTTCACCCCTAGGAAACGCATATCAACAAGACAAGGAAACAACTCAGTCTCCATATCAAAAATAGATTCTATATCTTGGTGTAAAATTTCTTTCTTTAGCTCTTGCCAAAGTTCTAATGTTATCTCTGCATCTTTTTCTGCGTATGCACCTACATAAATGGCAGGTAGTTTATACATTTCTGCCTTGGCGTCAACACCCCAATCTTTAGCTGCTTGATATAAATCACTTTCACTTTTTGTCTTACCGGTGTATCTTTTAGCACAGTTGTTTAAGTCATAGCGCATTTGATTTTCATCAACAAGGGCCGATGCAATCATCGTGTCCACAATACGACCGCTGATACTTAGACTGAGCGCTTTAATCCAACACACGTCATACATGGCGTTGTGAAATATTTTTGTTGCTGGTGTAGATAGTACACCTTGAAACCATTTTAAAACTTTTGCTCGACTCATGTTTCCGCCACCTTCGTGAGCAATAGGATAATAACCCGACCACCCTGATACAGCTACAGCAATTCCTACAACATCTCCTTTACCAACTACAGATCCTGACCCCATCTTCATTAGGTCTGGGTCTTTAGTTTCTAAGTCAATTGCAATCTCATCATACTTAGATAAGTCCGGAAAACTTTCTGGTGGTAACCATTCTGTCTGTGGTTTAAATAGAGGTATCTGCATCTTTATAATCCCTTTCGATAATCATTTCTATAAAGTGTATTGCCTTAAGTAAATCTTCTTTCTTACCTTTGTGAGGATGCCTACAAATATATTTTATAACACAACCTTCTGGAAATAACATATTGTTTTCTATTACAAATTTACTAGGTTGAATTTTAAATCCTTGATAGTGAGATCCTGCAATTTGTTTGTCGTATGGGTTCATAGTAAATAACCTTTCTCGTATTTCTTTGGTTCTATTATGTGTAAGTTTTCTTTTGTTCGTGTAGCACCTACATAAAATAATCTATTCTCGTCATCAGGATTTCTTTCATAACTTCTCATAGTATTTTCTGTAAGATCTGTTAATAGCACAACATTTGTTGCTTCGCCACCTTTAGCTGCATGTATAGTAGATAATTCAATTCTAGGTTTTTCGTTTAATTTTTCTCCATTCTTTCTCATCTTACGTAGGTAGTTTACCTTAGTTTGCCCTGCGTTGTCAAATGCTTCATACCAGACTGTCTTAACTTGTAGACCATAATCTTTTACAAGTTGGTCTATGCCATAAAAAGATCCTTTGGCCATACCTTTTATTTTTTTTGCGTGCCAATGTTTTGGTCCTATAAACTTAATCATATTTTCTATTTCTTTGTAAGACACCAACTGTCCTTGTCTTAATTGTTCCCATGATGTAGCTGCTTGATGTAATTCTTTTTCACTGCTTCGTTTATATTTATTAGAATAAAATAATCCTTTTCTGTACAAAGACTCTTCTAAATCATTTAACATATGTCTAGTTCTACTTAAAACTAACCAGTCACCTGTTGACATATCAATATTTTCTATATCAAAATGTCTGTATAAATTTCCTTGGCTAACTCTAGGTTCCCACGTTTTATCAATTCTATTTCTAATTTTATTAATTATACCCATTGCTAAACTATGTACTTTAGCTGGTATTCTATAAGATTGTGTTAGTGGTAAGTATTGTCCTTCTAATGCTATGAAAGAATCTACATCCGCACCAGCCCATCTAAAAATTGCTTGGTCATCATCGCCTGCAATGAAAGAATCTTTTGTTTTATTCCAAATAGATTTTGTCATGTCCCATTGCATTAGTGATAGATCTTGTGCTTCATCTATAAATACTACATCAAACTTTGGTGATAAGTCAGACTTTACAAAGTCTAGTATCATGTCATTAAAATCTATTAAGTTATATTCTTTTTTATATCTTGCTAGCTCATTGTGTATGATTCTAAGTTGATCTCTCTCCAGGTCCTGCGTGTGTTCTTGTAAATCAAATTGTTGTTCTGGTGTAATGTTTCGTAGCTGTGCTAGTTGTATAATTCTTAAGTACTCACTGTCTGATGTAAAGATACCACCTTGGTCTTCTTGATAGTCCGCATACGTTACGGGAAAACCTAACTTCTTACCTAGATCTTTGTAATGTCTGGGCTGCATAACCTGATCTTTTTTTAATCCTAGTTTTCTAAATGCTAATGAGTGTAGTGTTCTAAAATATGGTAAGTCGTCTTCTTCTAAATTAAATTGTTTCATTGCACGGTCTCTTGCTTCGTGCGCAGCTTTCTGTGTAAATGCAAAGTAACCTATCTTGTCCGGGTCAGTTTGTTTAAGATAGTCATTAACTTTTGTTAACAAAGTTGTAGTCTTACCTGTGCCTGGTGGTCCTAATACTATTGTTCTCAAAATATATCCTTTGGTTTTAATTCTTTTTGATTGTAGTTGTCTTCTTTTTTATCAAACTGTTTTACTACAAATACAGAAATTCTTTCTTTACCTATTCGTTTGTCATCACAGTTACATGCTTCTTTTAACATTTGCGCCGTACGTTGATAGTTTATATCCCAACGTTTTCTAATTAAAAATTGATTATAAAATCTATCAAAAACAAAATGGTGTAAACCTTCGTTAGTCCACACACCACCTTTTTTCAAATCGTTTTTGTCTGTTGATACTTGTCTATTTAAACAGTATTCTTCTAAATGATTCTGTAATTGGTCCTGAGTAGTTACACCTTCTGGTGGATCTATTGGTTCGTGATTCTTCATCAGTGGATTTATTATCATGTCCCAGTCTTTTGGCTTTACTGTTGGTGGTTTAAAATCTAACTGTTCCATACACGCTTCTTGAAATAAACTTTGTTGTTTTAAAAATTTTACGTTTTCTAAATGTAGTCTTTCTCCATCAACATTAAGGTAATAATATGGCTTTTCTAATTTAATTTTTTGTAAGTCAGTTAGTGCAGGAAATACTATTTCTTCTCCAATACCAAATTTTCTTTCTCTACATAATTTTTTATCACACAGGTTACACATAGGTGTATCATTACATTTGTAACCCCAATCTTTTTTATCGTGTTGTCTTTTAATTATTTCTACTTCAGATTCACTCAACGGTATTGTAGATGCTGTTGCATTAAACAATGTCATTTTACTTTTCCATTCCGCAGGCCATTTCTTTTTTGCGTATACACCAAAATGAAACATAGAATTGTTACGTCCACCTTCTGGTATTTTATTTATTGCCATTAATTCTATACATGGTGGTGCATCATCATATTCAGACTTAGGTCTTTCTATTTTAATTTTTGTAATATCAGATTGTTTTATTTCACTATATATAGTGTAAAATTCTTCTAGTGTTGCAGCTTCTCCATCTGCTCTAAATGCATAACGTGTAGTATCTTCACCACCAAAGTATGGTAAGTTTAAAAAGTTACCTGTGTCGTCTGCTGATTTTAATTGAATTTGTTTTGGAAAGACTTCTGATCCGCCGTATCCTAGTAGTGTTTTAATTTCTGTTAGCTTATCTCTCATTCTTTCTGCAGCTACCGGTTGTTCGGAGAAGAGAAAGACATGGGCTCCTCCACTCTTTGACCTACATACAGCCAAAGGTAGATTAAATTGTTTTATCTTATCTATTAATTTTTTGTGATCAAAACCTGCGTATGAATCTATATCTACACATCCCCACACACATTGGTTATTTTCATTAATAGGTATGATGCCCAGACTTTGCGTGCCATCTAGGTGCATCTTCCACAAATCCGTGGTCACTGGTTGACGTACTACGAATGATTGTCCTTTTAGCTTAACACCATTTTCTGCTGGTGTGGTTACCTTGGTACAACCATGCGCACGTTCCAATCCTTTAAATATTTTTTCAAACATAATTTTAAATGGGCGTCTCCACTCTCGCTTAAACGCCCACTACCTAGGATTCGATTAATATGGTGTTGCGTCTTTGGTTTCTTCTGATCCGTGTTTAGCTTCCACTTCACCTTTTCCGACACTCATTGCAAAAGATTTGGCCATGTCATAGATTGCTTTATCTTTAACTGGACCATCTTTTTCAACTTCCCATCCAAACCATGTTCCTTTGTCATTAGACATTTGCACAGTTGATAGATTATAAATGTGGCTATAAGTTGGTGGTGTAAACAAACCATTTTTACCTTGCAGTTTTAAACCCATCATCAATGAATTCCATTTTCTACTAACTTTAAGTTGAGTAGATTTCATAGAAATCAAAGCTGTTGATGGAGTATCACCAAGAGTCAATACAAAATGACTTGCAGTGTTATCAAGATAGTTACCATTTGCTAATCTATCTTTAAAGTCTTTACCTCTAGTGGTTTGACTAACTATATCACTGTCAGCGTCATGAATTGCAACAGGTGCACCACTACTGGTACCTCTGTCTTGCCATTCAATATATTGTCTTTTGTAATGACAAGGTATAACACTAATTTTATCAAACAATTCGTTTGTAACTGTGTTAATTATTTTGCCAGGCTCTGCGCCTTCAACATACTTACCATCTCTTTTGTTTACCTCTGGAGATAGTTGACCCAAAATTTTTAAGAATGGTAACGCAAGATCTTCTTGCGATATATTTTGAGTGCCTTGTTGTGCATCAGCTTCCATATCAA